TTTTTTTAAAAAATAACTATATTAAATTGAATTAAAAAGACTGCTTAGTTGGCTAACAATGTTAAAGATTCAACTCAAGACTTACACATATCTTTACTAAAAATTAACAATCTTGGTTTTCGATTTGCTAATTATCTATAACTTTCTTCAATTTACCTTAATATTTAAATATTCTGCTTCATCCCTTCTAAGTCATAACGCCATTTTTCAACTTTTGAAGATCGATATAAGAACGGATATTATAACTCATATTGCCTATTTGAGTGATTACGTCTTTCAAATAATTTACGATGTCTAATTGCTCGTCATACATCATTGAAATTTGAATCATCTCGTCATCACCATCCACATACAATGCTCTTTCAGTATTGTTATCTAGCGTATGGTCATAATCAAACTTATAAAAGTGATACCGCTTCTTCTTCGTCTTCTTTATATCACTATTTATATTTTTTAGCAATCTCCGTTGATCGAAGTACTTTTTTCGGTACTTGGTGTACAACATAGGCATTTTTAACAATTTTTCTTGTACATTGTCAGGGGTGAGTTCTAAATCTTTATGAACCTGTTTTTGAAGTTCAATAAATTCCTTTTCAGTGTACATTCTCAGTTGACTCATATGTTCTCCTTATCAACATCTCATAACCACATGATTATTTATTTGAGGAATGATTATATTCTCGTTTTGTTTCAGTTTATCCTCATAAAATAAGTAGTAAGCCCTTTTAGGGATAGCTACACTCTCAGATATAACTATCTTAGTCCTATCTACCTTAAATCCCGCATACGGCTTGCTAGACCCATCTACGCTAAATCGTTTCTTACGTTTATTTACAAATATTCCAAGTTCAAAAAAATATAATTCAATATTCTTATTCGTTATCAAACTATGTATCGTTGAAGGAGAATAGTCACGAATCTCTTTCAAGATATTATTAACATCGGTAACTCGCACATACTCGCCATCCGTTTCGTTAAGAAGATTCATAATCTTAACCTTAACATATCGAGTAATATCATAAACACCATTAATATTTATAAATTTTCTTATGACTCCTCGTGTGATAGCTGTGGTCACAAATTTACGAGGAATTTTAAGAATATCCGCCATTACATTCATCATTTCACTCATAGTAACGGATATATGATAAATTTCATCATCATACCGTAACTCCATAAGGAATCTTCTAGTATTTTTCTTAAAACTAAAATCATAGAGCTTGGCGTGTGTCGTTGGACCATAAAACCCGTGGTCGTTCATCAACACCTTTACCATCCGTTCGTATAACACGCTTGTTTGAGATATATTAAATCTGTGCTTTGCCATAAAGTAATATCGGAAGTACATAGTATGTTTAAATCCAATAGAAATAGTGAGTTGGATAAGAATCTCAATATTTTTATTCGTACTAAAATTACACTCACTCAAATATTCAAACTGTCTATCAATAGATTCCTTTGTATCCCCAGGATATCCGTAAGACAATACACGGAAGAGTCTCTTCCCATTTAATTCTCCAAAAATCTTATAAAGTGTGTATCCAATACCAATCCATTTGGAATATGATAAAAATGTAAACCCTGATCGTTTATTTCTGATATTAATGAATTTCATCATAGTTTTAAAGTAAGTATACTTAGCTTTATTTGACATATTGTGAAATTCATTCACATAATCCATAATCTCTTCATCAATAGATTCATCACTATACAAAATCGGTATCAAAGATTCTAATTGTTCAATAATCGGTTCAGAATATGTAGGTTCCGAAGATTTCAGATATATCCCATCATAATTTATTTCAAATTTAAAATTTTCAAAATGTTTATCATCATTATTAGATTCATTAAGCGAAGGAAAAATTAATCTCGCACTATCACGAATTGAAGTATCACATTTTAATTTATTTTCTTTAATTTCTTTAAAAACACTATCGTATGTTGCTTTTAATGTCGGTAAGTCTTTAATTTTAGTATCAAGTGGGAGAATGACATGATAACACTCTTGATCGTTGGTAATATGAGATTTCGAGGTGTACAACATCCAGTTATACTTCCTTGAAAATTCCGAATCAAGAAATTCTTCTATCGATGAATCGTTATGTCCGTCTTTACCATCAAAATCCAAAAATATCGCTGATGCAGCTTTAAATTGTGCCTCTTTACGGATATTATCGTTGTATTCGTAATATGTGTGGACATATAAATTGACCATTTCATAAATCAACTCAATATCTCTATCATCCTCAAAATCAAAGGATTGCACATAGTCGTATTGTCTAAAAGTTGGATTATATTTATTTGTTAGACGGTGTTCCTTAATGGATAACCATATTTTCTTCATATTTCTCCATTCATAAAAATTTAAATATAACTATTTTATTTTTGAAAGTCAATAAAAAAATGAAAAAATCCCAAAATTTCCTAATAACTTCTATTTACTTAATAGTTAGTTAATAGTATATTGTTTTCTTTTTATTTTCGTAGACTTCCAAAAGCTATACGGAACATTTTAGTTATTTGTATTATAATTTATATATTTTAAAAAAAAATATATATTTTTATTGACATTGTCTGTGAATTTGATTATATTATATAAAACTTTAATTTTAAAAGTTGTAAAAAGGACGGTTATGAGGGTTGAAATCAAAAGATTAACAATCCAAAACCTACTGTCTTTTGGGAACACGGAAACAGTAATAGACTTTAATAGCGGATTAAATTTGATTACAGGTCCTAACGGGGCAGGTAAATCGTCCGCACTACTTGATGCAATATCATTTGCTTGGTATGATAAGCCTTATCGTAAAGTTAATAAAACTGATCTTATAAATCGTAAAAACAAGAAGAACTTGAAGGTTTCTTGTGATTTTGAAGTTAATGGTACTTCGTACAAGATTATCCGTGGCTTAAAGAACAAAGACGTAGATTTGGAATTTTACATTGATGGCGTGAAACAAAATATGCTTTCTTCAAAGGGATTAAGTCAAAGTGAAATTGAAGAACATATAGGCATAGATTATAAATTATTCAAGCAGATTATATCACTTTCGATTAATTATAACAAACCCTTTTTAACTCTTCCAGCGGGAGAAAAGAGGGAGTTGCTTGAAAAATTCTTTAGTATCGATACCATTGCAGCAATGCTCAAGAATGCTAAAGATAGATTAAAAAATCTCAAGGTTAAAAAGGAAATGGTTACACAATCGGTGGATATGTTATCGGATGTACTCAAGTCCGAAAAACGACATATTACTGAGTTATCTGAATCAAAGAAAACATTTGATAAAGATAAGAAGAAAGAATTATTTGAGATTACGGAAAAAATAGATCTCAATACTAGGAATCTCAAACAATTAAAAGTTGATGGAAGAGATAAAAGTAAAGAGTTGAAAGATATTGAAGTTCCTAATGATTTAACCTTAAATGATTTAAGAGGACAAAAAGAAGAGCAAAATAAAATTAAAATTAAAGCAGAGTATGATATCAAAAATGCCGAAGATATACTCATTGCACTTGAGGAATATGTTATTTGTCCTAAATGTAAGACCAAACTTACAGAAGATCATAAAGCCGAAGAGATTGTTCTTCAAAATTCTATTATTGCTAAATCTAAAGAAACAATTGAGGTTTGTGATAAAGAAATTACTCGTATTAACGAACAAATTAGTACAACGGAAAAGATTATTAATGATATCAATGATATCAAGTATTCAATAAAATATTTAAAGAATCAAATAGTTAATATTGAGAATGTAATAACAAAGTTAAAAGATGATAAAGAAAAAGTAGAAAATAAACAGTTTGTTGTTGATCTATTTGCTATGAAAGATGAATATAAACAAAAAGTTGATGAGTATAAGGAGGGCAAAAAAGAGCTATCCGAATTGAGAGATAAAATTAAAATGTTTTTAAAAATAGTTGATATTTTATCGGATAGTGGAGTAAAGTCATATATTTTTGACCAATTGATTCCTGTACTTAATAAAAGTGTGAATTATTATTTAAATATTTTTGAATTGCCTATATACATTGAGTTTGATAATTCAATGAAAGATAACATTAAAACATCAACTAATTTTAACACCCATGTTAATTATATGAGTTTTAGTGAAGGAGAGAAAAAGAAAATAGATATGGCGATTTTACTTTCTTTTATTGATGTTACGAAGAAAATTGCTAATTGGAATTGTAATTTACTTGTATTTGATGAATTACTTGATAGTTCTATTGATGATAATGGTCTGGAGAAATTATTAGAAAGTTTAGAAAAAATGGTACATGAAAATGATGGATTGGGTGCTTATATAATTTCCCATCGTTTTAAAAATGAGTATAAACATTTCTTTACAAGTACAATTGAAATCAAGAAAAATGGTGATGGCTTTTCAAAAATAACATTACTTTAAAGGAGAGAGGTGAAGCCTATGGGAAAATATATAGATAAGATAGAATTTCATAATATATTACGAGATTATAGAAACTTAACGATACAAGTTGAAGAATTCCATTTCCAACCTATCGGTAAAAATCCAGAAAAAGATTTACAAGAATTAATTCAACAAAAAGATCTTGTATTCAACAAAATAGGTAGAATATTTTTAAAAATTGCAATTAATTTTATGAATAAACCGAGATATATTAACTATACGGATGATTGGAAAGACGATATGGTTTCGGAAGCCGTATATGATATGATTAGATATATTCACAATTATGATATAGAATTAATGGAAAAATATCTTAAATCTGGGAAAATACCTGATCCGTTTGCATACTTTACACAATATGTGCGAAATGGTGCAACACGATATTTATCGGAAAGATATAAAGATGGTGATATTATGGTTCGAATTCCATTTATTGAAAATATGGATAAAAGGGATATAACATATGAATAAAAAAGTTTGTCTTATATCGGACATTCATTTTGGGGTAAACAAAAATTCTGAATTATTTTTAAATAGTAGTCTTAAATTTTTTAAAGAACAACTTGTACCATATTTACGATCAGAAGAAATTACACATATTTTAGTGTTAGGTGATGTATTCGATAATAGAAACTCCATTAATGTTAAAATTAGTGATGAAGTTCGGATGGTGTTTGGTGAAATTCTAGCAAAATTTAATATCACTATTTTGATTGGAAATCATGATATTTATTATCGGACATCAAATCATATACATTCTTTAAAATTCTTAGATTTGTTACCAAATGTAGAGGTTATAGATCAATTATGCTACAAAGAAATATTTGGTGTAAAAACTATGTTTTGTCCTTGGGTGTTTGATTATAATGATAAACATATTGTTGAAATGTTTGATACCACGGAAGCCGAAGTATTATTCGGTCACTTTGATATTATAGGATTTGCGTTAAATAGAACTAGAGTGAGTACTGAAGGATTGAGTCCAGAATCATTTTCTAATTTTAAAAAAGTGTTTAGCGGACATTATCATACTCCAAGCTCTAAACGAATAGGTAAAACAGAAATAGCATATATAGGGTCGCCATATCAAATGAATCGAAATGATAGGGACGAACCAAAAGGATTTATCATTTTAAATCTTGAAACATTGAGATACAAAAGAATTGTTAATGAGGTATCTATTAAGTTTATCGAAGTTGAATATCCAGAACTTCCTAATAAAGAAGATGTTGAGGGAAATATTGTTGATGCAATAATTACAATTGATAAAAAAGATATTGTGGGGAACATAATAGATAAATATGTTGAAAAGATTGAAAAAATGAATCCTGTTGAAAAAGTTAATGTTGTTATGAATATCATTAGTGATAACTCAAGCGATTTTGACGAATTAAAACACGGAAAAATAAATTCTATTCCCGATCTTATTGAGATGTACATCAATAATGATAAAGAAATAGATTACAAAGAAATATTACTTGATACAATTATGGAAATTTACGAAGAGGTTAGTTAATGAAAAAAATCATACCGACATCAAATTTAGAAACATTTAGACAACAAATGAATAGTCCAAATGTTGGCTTCGATAACACTCAACAAGAGGTTACTAATAAATTACAAAAAGTTAAAAAGAATATAGTTATGTCTGTAGTATCCGATTATACAGGATGCGGACATATAAGGAACATTTTACCATCGGCATATCTTAATGCTGTGTTTGCTAAAGGTGGTGGAATGAGAGTTATCAATACACCTATTGTTATTACAGACCATGCAATATTAACTAGAACTAGATCTATATTCTTTCAACGAACAATGGGACCACAAACTCCTCCATTGATAAAGCATTTCAAGAAATTACAACAACAATATCGTTTTAAAATGGTATATGATCTTGATGACTTTGTTTGGTCGGGAGACGAACATGGGGAAAAGATTCCCGATTACAATTTTGGGGGAAGAATATTTACTCCTGAAGTTGAAGAGTCTGTTATTCACAATATGAATTTAATGGATACCGTGTGTGTATCAACACAATTTTTAAAAGACTATATTGTGGATAAAGGTGTAAATAAAGATAAAGTAAAGGTTGTTCATAATACTCTTCCGTCATTTTTGTGGGGAAGTAATAAAAAAGCACCAATAAAAAACAAAATTCAGAAGCCCCGTGTAATATGGACATCAAGTCCTACGCATTGGCACGATGAAGCCAAACTTGCGGGTGATATGGATAATGCCTGGAGAGAATGGGTTATAAAATCCGTTAAGGATGGTAAAATAGATTATGTACAAATGGGTGGATTGCCTTGGTTTTTTGAAGAGATTAAAGATAAAATTACAGTTTATCCGTGGGTGAATAGTCTCCATTATCCTCAGAAATTATTAAGCATTAAAGCTGATTTTGGTATTGCTCCTCTTGTACCGAATTATTTTAATTATTCTAAGAGTCCAATCAAGTATCAAGAATATTGTGTTTCGGGTATAGTCGGTGTTGGATCAGTGTTCACTAATGGAAAACCCTCTCCTTACGATATTGCCGTAACACAAGCTAAAGATACCATTACCGTTGAAGAAATAGATGAATTATTTAAACAATTGGTTGAGCCTGAAATGTATAATAAGATAATGAGTGAGCAATACAAACAGGTTGAAGAAATGAGTTGGATTACCGAAAGTAAAGGATTCATAAAATTAATTACAAGTATTTTGTGATTATGCTTGACTTTTACTAATAAAATGGATATATTATGTTCAAGAAATTATAAAATAGGATGTATATGACGAGAATTGATAAGAATGCTAAAATATTATCGGTGTCACATGATGACCTTGACGGGGTGGGATGCCAAATAGTACTAGGTGGTATATTTAAGAATATAGAATATCGCAATTGTGTATATCACAATATTGATAAAGAGTTGATGTCTATTGATGGTAGCGAATATGATTACATATTCGTTACTGATATATCTCCTAAAATACATGAAGTGTTAGATAGTTTTGATAATATGATATTGATAGATCATCACCAAAACGTACAAAATATGCCAAAGAAACATCGATATGTGAATAAAAAGTATTCCGCAACATATCTTACACATCATTTTATGTCAAAGATGTATGGAAAAGAAAAAGTACAAAGATTTTCAAAAATAGTAAAACTAATTAACGATTATGATATGTGGATATTACAATATAAAGGTAGTAAAGTATTGAATGATTTATTTAGTATGTACAATTCTAAAAAATTCCGTGAAAGATTCCGTGACGGAAAGTTATCATTAACTAAAACCGAGAAGGAATATTTACAAGGAATACAAGAGAAGTTTGATAAAATCTACGATGAACTAATCGTAGAAGAGTTTGAAACAATCAATGCGTGCTGGTTCGAATCTAATGTATTTGTAAATGAAATTGCACATAAACTAATGCACGAAGAGGGATATCATTTCGTAATGTTTAATACATTAAAAAGTTATAAGATATCTATTCGTAGTTGTATGAATGATTTTAATTTCGGATCATATCTTAAAGAGAATAAAATTGGTGGAGGTCATAATAAGGCTGCGGGTGTAGATGTAAGAACTCAAGAAGATATGAATAAAATTGTTGATTTTTTAGAAAAGGACTTGTATGAAAAGTTACCTTCAATACGAAAATGAGGTATCATTGAATGAATGGATTTAAAAATATCTATTATAATAAATTCAGTAACAGAATAACCCTTTGGGAAATAAATGACGAAGGTCAAACTGTAAAGAAAAAAATAAAACCAAACATTGAATACTATATCGAGGACGAATCGGGTGAATCCGAAATGCGAGATATCTGGGGAACTCCAGTTAAAAAGCAAGTCGCTCGTAGTGTTAAATCGTTAAGAAACTCCATTAAAATGGGGAATCTTAAAACTTGTGAAGCTAACATCGATCAAGATATTAAATATCTTCAAAAACGATATAGTAATCAACAAGTGACTATTGATATCGGCAATTATAACATTTGCACGATCGATATAGAGGTTGAGGTTGGTGATGACCCTAAACCATTCCCTGTTATGGTTGAAGAATGTGAGAATGTAATCAATTGTATTACTGTTCACTATTCCAAAACGGGTAAGGTATACACATGGGGTAATAAAGAGTACACTGGTAATTATAGGAATGAAAATCCTAATTGGACATATTATTACATTCCCGATGAAATACATATGCTATCATCGTTTATAAAGCATTTCCGTAGACAAAATGTTGATATCATTACAGGATGGAATTGTAAATATTTTGATATGCGATACTTGATTGACCGTACCGAAATGTTGGATATTGATTTATCTTTCTCACCTATCAATGTGTATGAGGAAATATGGGATAGGGATCAATACGAAAATAAAATTAAATGGTATAAGATTGCGGGAATATCTCAACTTGATGGACAAGCACTATACCAAAATTTTACATACAAAAAAATGGTAAGTTATAGTCTTAATTATATTGGAATGGTGGTGTGTGGTGAAGGTAAAATACATTTAGATGACACAATTAATAAGGCGTATGAGATCAATTGGAATCAATTCGTAGAATATAACATTCAAGACGTTTTATTGGTAACAAAGATTGAAGATAAGAAGAAATTCATAGAACTTACAATTACATTGTGTACTCAAGCATGTATTCCGTTTGAAGGCGTATATTCATCAATTAAAGTTATCACGGGTTATATGTTGAGTTATTTACATCAATTTGGATTAGTAATGCCCGATGTTGATAGAGGAGAAAAAGAAAAATATCCTGGTGCATTTGTAAAAGCGTTGCGAGGTGTGTATTCTAATTTGGTATCGTATGACTTTGCTTCACTTTATCCAACAATCATTAGAATGTTTAATATAAGTCCTGAAACACTTGTAATGCATCCGAGAGAGGAAGAAATACCTAATCTCATTAAAACTCCCGCATCGGTACACTACGAGTGTGAAACACCTAAAGGTCACTTTAAAGTAAGCGGTATTTACTACAAAAAGGATAAACAAGGTATTCTTCCGAAAATTGTAGAGACTATCTACTTTGAGCGTGTGGATTTTAAAGATAAAGCTAAATGTGCTTTCGGTATAGCTAACGGTTACAATGTTAAGCAAATTGCCGAAAACCAACATTGGGATATAGAAAAGGCTCAAAATATTTATGATGAAGTGAGTGAAGAAGGATTTTCAGAATCATATTATGATTCACAACAGATGATTCGTAAGATTTTGATTAACTCAATGTACGGTGTACTTGGTAATAGATTCTTTTCATTCTATAATATCAAAAACGCTATGGCGATTACTATCGGTGGTCGTGATGTGATTGAATATGTTTCCGATGCGGTTAATGATTATTTTCATAATTATTGGCACAAAACATTCTGGAAGAAATTCCCAGAGTACGAACACTTGAAGGGTAAAGTTCCACAAGTAACGGGAGATATGATTCCTGTTGTGGATACAGATAGTGTTACTGGAGATACTGTTATTAATACATCTATTGGTAAAATAACTATTGAAGACTTATTCGATATGTGTGATAAAAATAATATTGATAAAATATCTGAAGATAATTATGTAGGGAAATTAACAGAAAATATAACATCAGAATCTTTTAATCTTGATACTAATAATGTTGAGCATGGTAATATAAATTATATTATGAAACATAAAGTGAAAAAAGAAATGTTTAAAATAAAAGTAAATGGTAAAGAAATTATATGTACTGAAGACCATTCTATCATGGTAAGACGAGGTGATAAAATCATTTCAGTTTCTCCTAAAAATATAAAAAAGGGAGATAAACTGATAGTTAAGAAATAATTTATGAAGATGTAGAACTAAAAGATAATAAAAAAACTAAATTTTTTAAAAAGTAAAGGATATAATGTATTGGTTGTGTGTGAGTTCTTAACAGGACGATTATATTAAATCTCCAGATATTGCATTGTGAACGTTGATTGATTTTTTAAATGGGAACTAATTATGGAATTTGAAGAATTTGAAGAATTTGAAATAGAATCGTTAGGTGTTATTGAAAATGATGTATATGATATTGAAGTAGAGGGTAATCATAATTTTTTTGGTAATGATATTCTAGTACATAATTCTAACTATGTGTGTCTTGATGAAGTTATTAAGGGATTAGGTCTTGAGTTTGAAACCGATGAAGATTATCGTAAATGGGTAGACGACTTTGATACAAGATTCTTAACTCCGTTCTTCAATAAAATTCTCAAGATTTATGCGAAGAAATATAATGCGGAGAATCTTCACGACTTCAAGCGTGAAAAGATTATCACCCGTAAACTTGTTCTAAAAAAGAAAAAGTATGCGGATATCGTGATAGAGGATGAAGGAAAGGTTTATCCCGAACCTAAATTGTCAATCACGGGTATTGATATGGTCAAAACCACAATACCAACATTCTTTAAGAGTGCATCGGAAAATATTCTCAAGTCTATGCTTGTGGATGATAATCCCGAACTTATTAAAGATAAATTAAGAAAATACAAAAAAGAATTTATGAATTCCGATATCGTGAATATTTCTGCTCCACGATCAGTAAATAATTATAGTAAGTGGGCGGAAGACTTGGATACCTATATAAAAAATGGGGAGACCTTCATTAAGAGGGGAACGCCTCAACATGTGAGTGCATCAATAAATTATAATTTCTTCATTAAGAAGAAAAAGATTATGACCCCATTTATAAGTAATGGAAGTAAAATAAAAGTGGTTTATGTTAATCCTAACAATGTGCTACAAACCCCTATTATCGCATATGTCGGTGCGTTTCCAAAGGAGTTCAACGAGCACTTTAGAATTGACTATGAAATACAATGGTATAAAAGTTTTATTAAGATGATTGAGGACTTTTATGATGCGTTTGATTGGGGAGATGTTGTTCTTGAGAAAACGAACATAAATGACTTTATTACCTTTTAAGGAGGACTATGGGTACATCAATACAAAAAATAATTGAAGCCGACAAGGGATTGAAAGGAACGGATAAACTATCAGATTTGCAATATGATATTGACAATGAAGAAGTAAAATTCCTGTCAACAAACTGTATCAACATTAATTTGATATTTGGTGGTAAACCTGATGGTGGGATTGCTATCGGTGGTATGTCGATGATATCTGCCGATTCACAACTAGGTAAATCTATTATTGCTATGAATGTTATGCGTAATGCTCAAAAGCATGATATGCATGTTGTAGTAATTGATACGGAAAGAGCATTCCGTAAAAATGTCGCAAAAAAGATGGGTGTAAATACATCTAAAGAAAAACTTTCAGTGTTTAGAACATCTAGTATTGAAGAAGTTGAAACTATAATTATGAAAATAATGGATGGTGTTCCTGTACTAGAAAGAGCAAACACTTTAATAGTTATTGATAGTTGGGGAACACTTGTCACATCAAAAACGGTAGACAATGCTCTCGTTGGTAATGATAAAGCAGATTTTTCCGAAGCAAAGAAAAAGAATCGCCTTGCTAATATTTGTCTTAATACTGGTGCAACATTTATGGTTGTGAACCATGTATACGATAATGTTGGTGGATTTGGTGATCCTCTCTTAATTCCAGGTGGTAAACGAATCACATTCAATTGCGATAATATTGGTCTTTGTACAAGTCGTGCTAGAGATAAAGATGCGGAGAAAAATGTTTCTGGTCATATTGTAACTATTAAAACATATAAATCTCGTTTCTCTATTGCGGAAACAAAACTTCAATATCGTATTTGTAATGAAGGTGCACTCGATCCATTCTATGGTTTACTTATAGATGCTCTTGAACACGGTTGTGTGGATAAACCAAAGCCTGGCAAATATGTTCGCCCACATATAAAAGATGACCCCGAACGTAAAGAAGAAGAGTTATACACAGGTGAATTTTGGAAACCAATTTTTAAAGAAACTGATTTCGGGGAATGGTTGGAAAGCAAGTATCAATTTAGAGATGATATATTGCTTGCTGATGAAATGGATGGAATTTTTAACTAATAGGAATCACCAATATGAGTGATGATAATCAAGAATTACTTGAAAATATCATAATGAAGTTTTTATACACGGATAAGGAGTTACGGGAGAAATTAATCCCGTATCTCCGCTTCTCAATCTTTGATGATGTTTATAATGTTGAACTCATCAAATTCATTAAGAAGTTTATGAATAAGTATAACAAGTTTCCTAATCCAAAGGAAACTCGTTTGAAAATCAAAGATTCTGATGTATCCAGACATCTTAGAAACGTGTTGAAGATGGACACTTCCGAATACTCCACCGAAATGATATTAGGTGAAGCGGAAGAGTATATCCGTCAGAGATGTATAATGGATGTGTGCTTCAAAATTGTTGAACAAGTCAACAATGATGATATGGATGGTATAGGTAATTCACCCGATGAAATGAGAGAAGCTGTAGCATTCGCATTTGATAACAATGTTGGTCTTGATGTTTTTGATAAATGCTCGGAAGACACAATATATGAACAAATGCATAATTCTGACATCGTAATTCCCACAGGACTTGATACTATTGACGAATTGATTGAAGGTGGATTCCACGAGAAAACTCTTTCATTGGTAATGGCTGAAACGAATATGGGGAAAAGTCTTATCATGGGGGCATTAGCAACAAACAATGTCTTTCAAGGTAAGAACGTATTGTATGTTACTTGTGAGATGTCCGAATTTAAAATTGGTGAGCGTATTCTACAAAACTCATTTGATATGAGTATAAAGGATTTGAAACGATTACCAAGAGATAAATTTGGTGCAGCATTTAAAAAAGCTAGAGACAATATGAAAGGTCGCTTCATCGTTAAGGAATATCCTACGGGTGTAGCATCTACGAATTACATTCGTAACCTTATCAAAGAACTTTGGCTTAAAAAGAAGTTTGTACCTGATATTATCTACATTGACTATATCGGTATTATGTCTTCGACAACTTCAACCAAGAACGATAACACTTACACTACTCAAAAGAAAATAACTGAGGAAGTTCGTGGACTATCGGTTGAGTTAGCAATACCATTTGTATCTGCCATTCAAACGAATAGAAGCGGTATGGGTAAAGAAGACTTGGATCTTACCAATGTGTCGGATTCAATTGGAACTGCCTTTACTGCGGATATTATGATTGGTGTTACTCAACTACCCGAACTTCGAGCTGCGGGGAAATATAAATGGACATTAATTAAAAATAGATACGGACCCAATGGTGTCGGTGTCATAGTTAAAGTTGACTACAACAAAATGCGTTTGACGGATGATGGTGTAGTTATACACGAAGATAGATTTGAGGATGATGATAGCGAAGACAAAAAATCTCTTCAAACTAAAAACACAAAACTTAAAAGTAGTGTAGCAACTACTGGAAGAAAGAAAGCTCCGTCCGAGAAGCCTAAAAATCGCAAGATAATTCGTAAGAACACGGGCAAAAGGACCGCTTCAAACATAGAAGCGTAAAATATATAAATATCTCCGTGAAATTACTTTGGAGATATTTATGTATTACTGTCAAATGCCAGGATGTGATTATTCTTGTGAGGACAAGTCTCAGATAAACTTTCATCATATTGTACCGAGGGAACTTGGTGGAAACAATAAGAAAAGTAATCTAGTCGAATTATGTCCGAATTGCCACGCAAAGGTTTATATACCCGAAGCAACAAGTGGCAATCACTCGATAAAACATGATAACTCGATTATATTACTAAAGAAGTTGTTATCTACTGGAGGAACGGTTATTGCATATCAAGAAATTGGTAACAATGAAGTTAAGTATGTTAAAGAAAGAGACGGAGCTTATGAAAGAAATGGATAACTTTATGATTGAAACTGAATTAATTAAAAATGATTGTAGGGCTTTTGAACGAAATGAGGATTTTCTTCATTTAGATATTGATAGTTCTAATTTTTACCATATTCTTGAACATGAATATGGTTATGATTATAAAACTATTAGTAGGTACATTGAGGGCGGTGTTTATTCATTAAACGAACAACATGAGTTTAATATTGTTCTTCGTAAAATGGGTAGAAAACATAATATTAGTATTACTGAATGTATCTTATTTCTGGAAGACTCGATATTATTAAGTAATATTTTAAAATTTATTGACGATGAAACGGAATGGGTTTTGAAAGATGAATTAGCAAAGAAGTATAATATAAATAAAAAGAATAATAAACTTTTTGAACTTTTATATTGACTTGTGATAGAAAAATTGTTATATTTATGCTATTGAATAATATAACAATTCAAAGTTTACTTTAAACAATATGAGGTATTTATGCCAGTAAAAAAACCAAAGAAAGATTGGTCTTCGATTAATAATCGAATCAAAAACCGTAAGAAGAAGTTCAAAGAGGACGAGCGTATTTTCGTTCCTACATTTAACGAAAATAACCAAGCAAAAATTATTATGCGTATGCTTGATTCAAAAGATACCGAACTTCCTTATATGGAGCAGGCAACTCACTTCTTCAGTGATGTAGGTGGATGGTTTATCGATAACTGTCTCTCATCAATCGGAGAAAAATGTCCCGTATGTCAGGACCTATACGATAACAACTACTACGAGACAGACAACGATCTTTATTATGATCGTAAGAAAACTACCTACTATTACACAAATGTTTTTATCGTTGAAGATAAAAACAACCGTGAAAATGAAGGTAAAGTATTTCTTTTGAAATTCGGTATAAAAATTATGGAAAAGATTGACGGTGCTATTGATGACGATAAACTCATCTGGGATGAAGATAGTGGTGTTAATTTCATCTATACCGCAAAGAAAAAAGGTAAGATGACTAACTATGATGCGTCTTATTTCTCCGATGCCGAAACATCTCTTGATGAATACGGTGATCCGAAAGAAATTCTTGAGATGCGTCACGAACTCGCAAAATTTTCTGCTGCAAGTGAATACAAGAGTGCGGAGGAACTCAAGAAAAAGTATTTCAAAGTTATTGGGGAAAATGAAGATGCAGCACCAAAACCTAAAAGAACTCGTACAGTTCAAGGTGATGAAGTTGAAGATGAAGAAGTCGTTGACGACAATGTTGATGAAGATGAAGGTGCTGATGTTGGGGACGAAGATATGTACTCGGAATCTAATGAAGATGATGATGAATTCTTTAATGACCTCGAAGACGATGGCGATGATGCTTAATAGGGTATTAAAAACCTTTAATCATTTTATAGAAAACTGTAGAAATTTATGATAGAATATGAATAATATTTTAAAATAAATCTTGACATTTACTATAAA